GTCAAAAACTGGCTTTTGGGTCAACTTCCTTAGTAGGCACAGGTGAAATCGGAGCCACTTTTTAAAAAGCAAAAACTGGCTTTTCGTAAAGTCCTAATAGAGACTGGAACTAAAAAGTGGCTCGGAGCCAGTTTTTGAATATTACAATTGTGAAAAACTGGCTTTAATTGTAATATGAAGGTGTTTTTACTTACTCCGAACTGCTTTCAATTAAAGAATTGCGTTTCAACTAAAATTCCTATACAATCTAAGTTCATAATTTACACATGTCTTCATTAAACCAACCCCCGTTAACACCAGGCTTCGGAAACTATAGTGGCCTTGCAGGGGGCAGCCATGCCCAAACAAAGAATCCTTTCTACTCTGTAGGTAATCAGTTCTTACCTAGAAACCTTCATGATGTTATTAAATGGGTTAGATTCATTACTGTTCAAAGCCCAGTAACTACAGAAGTACTGCGTAAGCTATCTACTTATCCAATCACTAAGTTTACATATGATGCTAAAGATCCTTCAGTCAAGGATAAGTATGAAAAGATAGAAAAAAGCTTTAAGCTGAAGGCTACCTTGCATGATATTGGATTTCAGTATCATACCTTGGGCAATGTGTTTGTCAGTGTTAACTTCCCCATTCAACGTACCTATACTTGCCCTAATCCAGGGTGCGGTACTTTGTTCTCTGCCTCAGCCGCTACGTTCCTAACGTTTAAGAATTTCTCCATGGTAGGAACTTGTCCTAAGTGTGGTAACAAGAATATTTTTACTCGACATGATGCTAAAAGTGTGAATATCAATGATATGAATGTCATTATCTGGGACCCTGTTAATATCTCAGTTAATAACAATCCTATAACCGGTAAGAGTGAGTACTACTACACTATCCCGAACGAAATAAAAAGAAAAATCCAAGAAGGTGACAGATTCCTTCTAGATTCTATACCCTGGGAATTTGTACAGGCCGTTAAAGATAAAAAACAATTTAAATTTGAAGATGATCGTATCTTCCACCTTAGAAACCTAGACATGGGCTTTTCTATAAACGGAGTCTCTATCCCTCCGTTGATTAGCCATTTCAGTTTGATTTTCTATCAGGCAACTTTGCGCAAGGCAAATGAGAGCATTGCTGGTGATTTCATGTCGCCTATGAGAGTTATCTTCCCTCAGCCTCAAACTGCCAATTCGGATCCTGTTGTTAGCTTGTCTATGAGAAACTTCTCCAATCGCATGGAAGAAGCAATGATTAAGCATAAGCAGGATAATAACCATGTCTTGATAGCCCCTGTTCCTATCGGATATCAGGCTATTAGTGGTGAAGGTAAAACTTTGCTTGTTAACCAAGAAATTGCTCAGGCTGAAGAGAGCCTCTTACTAAGTATGGGGGTAAGCCGTGAATTGTTAAGCGGTACTTCTAACTGGACTAGTTCTACTGTCGGTCTTAGAATGCTTAAGAATACACTGGAAAGTTATGTAGGTCAATTGCTTGAATTAGTAGAGTGGATTTTTTCTAGGACAGCAAACTATTTATCTCTTCCTTTGTGTAAGGTAGGCATGACCCCTTTTCAACTTACTGATGATGAGATGGTTAAAACTGTGCTCATGAACTTTGCTCAGTCAGGTGGAGCTTCAATGACTACTCTGTATGAAGCAATGGGTAGATCCTATGAAGACGAATTAGATCGCATCCGACAAGAAGCTAAGATAAAAGCTAGGCATGATGTCCGTATGCAATTCGAAGTTGAGCAATCGCAATATCTCGAAGGTATGGAGATTAACAAGGAAAATGGTAAGCAAGACGGCTATACGGAAGTACTTAAGCAGTGCCAAGACATGGCTGCTCAACTTATCGGAGCTGATAGAGGCACTACCCGTCAAGTCCTTAACGAACTTAAAGTTACTGACTACGCTAAATACTTAATGGTAGCTAAGTTAGTAGAAGAAGGTCGCACTGCACAGACTATGCAAGCAAGTCAAGAAGCTGGCGCTGCAGCTCAAGACCCAAGTTCACCTAATGCCCCTAAAGGACCGAATGGTCAACAAGATACTTCACAGCAACCAGCCCCTGGAGCGGGACAGTACTAAATGGAAAATCTACAAAACCTAGATATTAAAACAAGAGGTAGTGCGTCTCCTCTTCAGGCCTCGGCTGTGCCTGGTTTCATACCCTCTTCTAAGAATAATAACCTAGATAAGTTTCGAGTAAGATACAAGAAGATTGATATGAATGAGCCTGTTGATGTCGCTGAATTAGAGAAGATAGAGACTAAAGCTATTCATAACGAGGGTTGTTACGTACTTTCAAAAAAGGAATTCGTCTTTATGGATAAAATTCTTATCCTAGTTCAATATTTAGAAGAAATCAAAGAATAAACATGAGCAATAAAGTTACAGCCGTATCAGGTGAACATTTAACTAGAATCTTTTCATCTCCAAAGGATATTAATGATAAAGTAGACGTAGCCTTGATCAAGGGACTATCTACTCAATTTCCAGTAGAGGGGAAGACCTTTAGACTGGAAGCTGATAACATCCGGGCTGAAAGAAAAAACTACACTCATGACGATGAGAAGACTGCAATCCTCCAGAGTAAGAGTCTGACTTACCCTATTAAGGCAAGACTGAAATTGGTTCGTAAGGATACTGGAGAAGTCGTAGATCAAAACCCAGACTTTACTTTGATGGATGGCTTCCATATGACTGAGAAGCATACTTTGCTATACAAAGGTAATAACTACGGCGTTGCTAATCAATTGCAATTATTACCGGGAGTATATACTCGTATAGACAACGTAGGTGGATTAGAGAGTCATTTTAACACGGGCTCTGGCCGAAGCTTTAAAGTAGAACTAGACCCCCAGACAGAACTATTCACTATTACTCCTGATAGTACTAGTTCAAAAATACCGGTTGCGTCATTACTTACTAAAGTATATGGAGTAGGTGCTCTTGTTGCTGAAAAGTACATTAATAAAGATATTTGGGATAATAACGTAGCAGCTACTGCAGGTAAAGATGATAGATATGTTGCCGATCTGTACCGGAAAATGGTGTCTACTGCTAAGCAAGACCCTAATGCCTCCATTCCTAAAATGGCAGAACAACTTAGAGAATCATTGCTTGCTTCTAAGCTGCACGCTAAAACAACTCTAGCTACTCTAGGTAAGTCCTTTGAAGGGGTTACTGGGGAAACTATTCTATTGGCTATGAAGAACTTGGCTGATACTGCTAGTAATAAGAGAAAAGAAGACAATCGTGACTCCTTACAATTTAAACGAGTTCAGAATCTCCCTGACTTTTTAAACACTCGTTTCGCCAAAGAACACCAGGTTGTAAAACTTATCAAAGGCCGTATGGCCCGTGAGCTTGATCGTATAAATGTAGATAAACCTACGCTAAAAAATAGCATGGTACCAAAGCCTTTTAATAAGTTTTTGTCTGGCTACCTGTTAGATAGTAACCTCGTTGCAACCCCTCAAGAAACTAATCCACTTGAGAGTATTGAGAACGTTGCTAAGGTAACTGTATTGGGTGCAGGTGAAGGCGGTATCTCCTCTGACAGAGGTGTTCCTATCAGTGCCCGGGATATTGATCCCTCTCACTTGGGTATTATTGACCCTAGTAGAACCCCTGAAAGCGGGCACGCTGGTATTGACCAACGCTTTACTATTACTGCTCGTAGAGACGACGCTGGTAACTTATATGCTAGAGTTAAGGATAACGCTGGTAAGATTAAATTCATCAGTACACAAGACATGATGTCTAGTACTATCGGATTCCCTCATCAACCAAAGACTGGTAAGGTCCAAGCTCAAATCAAAGGTGAATTAGGGTCTTGTGATGCATCAAAGGTGGACTATTGGTTAGGTGACACTACTGATATGTACACTGTTACTACTAACCTTGTTCCCTTCTTGAATAGTAATAGTCCAGGTCGCTTGACCATGGCGGGTAAGGCTATCCCTCAAGCTCTTAGCCTTGTTGATAGAGAAGAGCCTTTAGTTCAAACTACCGATGGTAACGGTATACCTTTTGTTAAGTCTTTGGCAAAAGTAGGTACTACAGTAGCCCCTCATGCAGGAACTGTTATGAAGGTAGACGGTAACTCGGTTATTATCAAATCACCCGAAGGGAAGATTACGTCGATTAAGGCTGTAAAGAATCTACCTTTTAACATGAAAGGTTTTCATGATGATGAAACGCCTTTGGTTAAAGTAGGGGATTCCGTACAGGAAAATGACCAACTGTATGAAAGTAATTATACCAAGAATGGTACTTTGGCCTTAGGTAAGAATCTTGATGTAGCGTATATTCCTTGGAAAGGCTACAACCACGAAGACGGATTGGTTATAAGTCAAACTACTGCTGATGGTCTATCTAGTCACCACGCCTATAAGGTTGACTATGAAATTAGTAATGAATCTGTAACTAAGAAAGCCTTGATCGCTCGGTATTTTCCTGGTAAGGTTACTAAAGAACAACTGGAAAAACTTGATGATCGTGGCTTCGCTAAGCCTAGTGTTACTCTTGAGCACGGTGACCCCGTGTATGCTGTATTGGAGCATAGAGATCCGACGCCTAGTGATAAAATGTTAGGTAGACTTCACAAGAGTCTAGTTACTCCTTACAGATTAGTCATGGAAGCTTGGAATCATGATGAGGTAGGTAAGGTCGTAGATGCTCACACTGCCAGTAAACAAGTTAGATTCATTATCCGCTCTGTTAAGAGCTTAGAGATCGGAGATAAACTTACTGGACTGCATGGTAATAAGGGTATCGTATCTTTAATTCTTCCAGACTCAAAGATGCCTTACAATAAGAATACAGGTAAGCCTGTAGATATTCTACTTAACCCTGCTTCTGTTACGTCTCGAGTTAACTTAGGCCAATTGATGGAGACTGCTGCGGCAAAGATAGCTAAGTCTACAGGTACACCCTACCTTATTCATAATTTCAGTAACAAGTCCAACGTCGCCTCCTTGCAAGAAGAATTGAAAAAGCACGGATTATCTGACGCTGAGGATATCGTTGATCCTGAATCTAATAAAACACTGGGTAACATTCTTACTGGCCCTCAGTACTTCATTAAGTTGTATAAGACTTCTGATCAGAACTGGTCAGCTAGAAATACGGGTGGTTACGATGCTAATAGCCAACCTACTAAGGGGGGAGAAGAGGGTTCTAAAAGTGTAGGTTACATGGAAATGCTAGGCCTTATGGGATCGAATGCCCGTAAGAACCTTAAGGAGATTGCTACTACTAAGAGTGAAAGCAATCAAGTTTATTGGGATAAGTTCTTACAAGGTCAGCCCCTACCTAAACCTAAGACTACGTTTGTATCTAAGAAATTTTTAGATTACTTAACCGCGTCCGGAATTAAGACTACCATGAAGGATGGGGTTATTACAGCTACCCCCTTGACTGATGCAGATATTCTTCATATGTCAAACGGTGCACTGAAAAACTCTTCGATGATTAACTCTAAGACGTTGGGTCCAGATAAGGGGGGATTGTTTGACCCTGCTGTTACTGGCGGTTTGGATGGAGAAAAGTGGTCTCATTACAAATTAGCGGAGTCAATACCTAATCCTTTAATGGAAAGACCTATAAAGTCAGTATTGGGGTTATCCACGAAAGACTTCGAGGATATCACTTTGGGCAAGATCGGTGTCCATCGTGAAGGTGATGTATTTCACTTACATGATATCGACACTGGCAAGAAGCTTAAATCTATTAAAATTTCAGCAGCTAATACTGCAGTGGAGTAATCTAAAAAAATAAAGGGGTTTTTACCCCCTTTCCTTATATGATTACTTTATATATATATTTTCAATTTCAGTATCTCTATCAGCTTGATCTTCATCGATCATGTCAATTACCTGATCGAGTTTCAACTTATTTATCTGCCTATTACCAGAGCAATAGTTGCAGGTTCCGTGGTTCCTACAAGATCTATCAATTTTTTTAGATCCTCGATAATCTTCCCTATTTTCTTTTTTATGTCGGATTGCTTTGTCTAGACTCATATGTGTAGTTCAGAATGAGGTAAAATTGTAAAGGATAATTAATATGAACACAATAGATACCGAAGACTTAGTTACTGGCGGACCTGCCATTCATGACATGCTGTCAGCGATAAATGTTCAATCTCAATTAGATACTTTGAAAAGAGATGTACTGACTGTTAAGTCTGTATCTAAAAAAGACGCTATGATTCGAAAGATTAAATATCTTCATAGCTTAACTAAGATGGATAAATCACCTCAGGACGCTTACATTCTTAACTACATGCCTGTTATCCCCCCTACCAATCGCAGAACTCTTTTTAAAGCTGGCAATAGAGCAGAGCATGCAGATGTAACTACTTTATATAAAGATCACATGTTGGTTAACAAGGGTTTGGATGAAATCAAGGACGATGTTCAAAACTCTGAACTGAAAGATCAACGCGCTGATTTATACAACGGTGCAAAGGCTGTAATGGGCATAGGAGACGCTATCACAGGTTCAAGCAGAGGTAAGACCTTGAAGGGCTTTTTAAAGCAGATAGCGGGCGAAACAGGGCCTAAGACGGGCTTCTTCCAAGCAAAGATTCTTAGTAAGAAACAAGACTTCTCTGGGCGGGCTACGATATACGCTGAACCTAACCTTGGATTCAATGAAATCGCTTGCCCTGAGGATATGATATGGTCTATGTATGAATTCCACATCATCCGTGATTTGGTAAAAAATGGATATACATACCCAGATGCTAAAAAAGCGGTTGAAAGTAGAAACGCATCTGCACAGTCTACCTTCAACAAGCTTATTAAGCAGATACCTATTATTGCTAATAGAGCACCTACTCTTATGCAGAGCAACATCACTGCTCACTTTCCCGTCCCCATCAAAGGTAAGACTCTAGGTATTAATCCTATCCACTTACCGATGTATGCAGGAGACTTCGATGGTGACGCATTAACAGTGCATGTACCTGTTACCCCCGAAGCCATAGATGAAGCTCGTAAGAAGTTACTTCCTGAGCATCATATCTATGACTTTAGAAAGGGTATCGGGCATTCCCTTATAGCCCCAGGACATGAAGCTATTCTAGGTTCGCATTATTTAACAGATCCAGACATGTCCCAGAATGTCAGAGAATTTTCTTCCGAAAAAGAAGTACTTGACGCCCTGGAACGTGGCGAGATTACTAAAAATACCCCTATTAAACTGAAAGTCTAATTAATTAGACGCTGCGCTAGCAGCTTTTGCAGCAGGCTTAGGCGAGCTGATGACTAGAGTAACGGGATGAGGGGTGGAGACATGCGAAGTTGCGTGCCCCGCAGCACCATGACCAGCAGCAGAGATTGCGTTAGCCATGAACAAAATGCCACAAAGGGCTAGAAAGATTGAAAGTTTTTTTCATATCTGTTGATTACACCTTATTTGAAATTAAGTGCCCATACTACTATCAGAGCTACTTGATGAACCACCAGTACCCATAGAAGAGGTATTGGTCCTAGGCTTGGGAACTGTGATGCCTAATCGACTCGCCTTAGCGGCAATAGTGCCACGAGATTTATCAATCACTTTCACAGCCTCTGCAAGACCACCGCCGTTATGGTAGGCAGTTTTCAGAGCCTGAACCTCTTCTTCCTTCCAGAAATAAGAAGAGTTCCCCATGATGTTATTGTGCCATCCAGTTAGAGTAGTCTACTTTACGTTCTTCCACTTTAGACAGCAGTATCGTGTTCTTATTTTTATTTTCAAAGACGAACGTACCCGTATCTACATTTACAAATTTAACATCTTTGGCTGAAAAGTTGTGACCTTCACTGTTACTGTCGTTCTCAATGTCGGAAAGAGGGATGCAGATAGTGCTTTTAAGATCTATCGTCCGTATCGCAGTAGATACGCTAAATTCATCTTCTAGTTTGGTACTGATATCGTAAGCTGATTTACATTCCGAATCTTTCTTCAACTCTTCCAAACGATCATTGAGTTTTTTCAGTAATACCGTATCGAAAAGAGATTCATCCATATTACCTATTAAGGCCTTACGGACGCTATTCTGAATAGGCACATACATACTGGGATGGTATGTAAAATCCATAGGATTTACATTAATCATTGCGCTATGAACTAGATCCTTCTTGAACGCAAACTCAACGCCTTTATACATAATCTCCACGTTGAATTGTTGACGTGCATCCGATTCCGGCTTAGTATTCAGCATGGCAATGGCCTTGCCAGCAGGCTCATCATATAGGTTCATTTCCCATATAAGGGTGCTAAGCGAGTCAAAATTCAGGGCGGAGAATAGACTACACAAAGACAGAAGGTCTTGGGTATGGGCCTTGTTTTTCAGATTGTCTTCAGCGTATTCTTTGACGAATTGTGAAGACAGACCCTTGAAGTTCAAGTGGTAGTGAATGCGGCCTGGACGATTCTTCAAGTGACTGTTGATCTTAGTGATGTCATTGCTCGTAAGCAAGAACAGTTTCTTAGAAGGGAAGGTCCCATCCAGAACAGTCAACATCTTTTGCTGATCTTCATCAGAGTACACCTTTTCATACTCATCAAACAAGATAATGCATTCTTGTTGAATCATATACAGGAACTGGAAGAACTGCTCTCCAACCATGGGAGTATTGATGACTAGAGTCGGGATGCCTCGTTCAGCGCCTTTAATCGAAATCAATCGAGCCAACAAAGTTTTACCGCTGCCTTTCAGGCCATCCAGCAGAACGCCAATATTTCCCTTTTTCGCAGAGAAGGTGTTGAGAATGCGCTCTGCAGTTTTAGGCGTTTCTCCGTAGATCTTCTTCATTTCCGGGAAAGAAGAAGTCATTTCCAGATAGTAGCCTGCGAACGGATTGAACTTAACCAGATAGTTTCCACCGGGAAGCTTATCGTGCATAGGGGGATTATCACCCGCTACCTGCATGTGATATTCCAGCCCTTTTTGAGCATAGCTGACTTTAGTCAAAGCTTCGATATTGATCTTGACACCTTGGGCTTCGCTTTTTGCACCTGAAAGGATTTCTTGGAGACGTGACATATTTATAAGTACCTGAAGATTAAAAAACGTGGTTGGGTAAAATTAAAGAGCGCAAAGAACTGCCATCATTTCCAGGCTATGGCCTATTACTGCTCGCCGCAAGGACAAAAGCTCTGGGGAAATGGGGTCGAGACGAATTCCGATTTTGGAAGTCTCTTTTTTTGTAAAAGAAGGTTTTCCGTAGTCAGAGAGATCTCCAAAGGCAGAGCGGTACTGGTGCAAGTGTTCCCACTTCCAGTTAAAAGTTTCTGCTTTGAAGTTTTCAATCCCTGCTATTTCAGGGTGAAGTTTTTCAACTGAGTTGAGTATAGCAAGATCAGGTTCATTACCTAGGCGGACTAATCCAGCCGCCAATAGGTAAACCTCCGGATTCGGACGCGTGGTATCTATCACATGAGTGCTCCCAAAAGGGTTGACTAAAGAAACAAACTAAGTTGTTTACAATTGTCTTATACCACGTAATTACAAATTATGTAATTACTTCTTCTTTAGAAATCTAACCCATGTCTTCAATGAGTTGTATACGTAATGACGTAGCCCTATTAATTGATCTTGAGATATGAAATGGCTTTTAGAATTTTCCCAAACAAATCCCATTTTATTGGCAATACTTAATACATCATTCGGATCTGCATGATACCTTTTGTTTACCCAGGGTATTTCATTGGAGACTATTACAGGAACGTCTTGATTAACAGAATCTGCTGCTACTATGTTGAAAGTCTCAGAGTTAGATACTTGAACTACCATATCCATGCCTCGTATTACTTGAAGAAAGTCCTCGTGTTCTTTCCATTCTATTTCGATAAGTTCCGCATAAGGAAATCGTTTAAACAGAGCACGAATGCTATTAAGATTACTTTCTGCTTTACCCTCAATCCGAGTGGCATTAATATAAAACTTTAAATTTAAGTCATAGTTTTCTGCAAAGGTCAAAGCTGCCACTGCTTGGATTAAGGTATTCTTTAAAGGTCTAATGGCCCCAAAACATCCGATATGTACGTCTGCTTTAGTAGGGAAAGACTTTCCATATGGGATATGGAACTTGGTTATTAATCTAAAAAGAACTATCTTCCATTTAGGGATAAGGGGATCTCTACAGGCATAGTAGTTAGGGAGAAATTCGCTGAATCCAGGATTGTCATATGCGTTTTCAGCTAATATTTTCAAATCCCTAGCAGCTCTTTTCGAATTACTAGCCACTATAAGTCCCTTGTTCATATAGTCGATAGCCCATCCTATCATGCCGCCCTCTGCTGACAAGAAAGGAAGTTTTGAGTGATTACGAATAACCCAGATTACGTTAGGGTGCAATTTGCGCAGAACGTCGAATTTATCAGGGACAACCCAGAAAGCTTCAATGATAACGTGAGTTGGTTTATAAAGACTGACTTCTCTATCAATAGAGTTATTGTCTACTACTTGAACAATCTTATTTTCAATCCTTACACTGGATAAGGCTTTACTAACCTCTTCCGCCGAAATGGAAAGGCCTGAAGGCAAGGGTTTCCCGTTGCTGTAACTCCAAGTTCCGTACTGACCCGGAGTTCTCATTTTTAGGATAAAAAGTACCCTTAGCTTCTTAGTATCGTGTGTCATCTATGTGTATATTATACACCGAAGAACACACTACTCTACTAAGTCTATATCCCCGTCAGCATCTCCGTTGTATATAGGCATGCGTAGCATCTTATGGGCAAGCCCCATAGTTTCTACTTGTATGAGCCGACCGATCCAGCTTTTAGGATTTTTCCAAGCATCAATACGTTCATTTCTAGAGAAACCAGAGCCAACTCTTGCCACTTGCCTACCAGAAGCATCGATGACTGCCACAGCCCCCATTGAATCTTTTGTATTTCCATGCTTATCTACCTCTTGAATTATGTCAGTTATTTTTAAATTGTAAAGTTTCTTGTGCTTTACTTTATATCTTATGTTGACCGACTCTGGATCCGTAAGTGAAGTGATTATAACCCCTTCTTGGTTCCTTGCTTTAGTCGATTGGATTAAAGCATGAATTTCAGCGGGAGTGTTATAAGTTTTAGCTGCGTATATTAAATCTGGCTTTCCAAAGATATACTCTACTTTCTTTAAGTGATCCATCTTTTCTTTATACGTAGAAAAATCAGGGTTTATTACGTTGTGCATAACTGCACGGATGGGGCCCGATATGTTTTGAGTTGATATAGAGCGTTCTGGCAGAGAGTTCAGGATACCAGAAGTAACACGGTGGGATTCTACATTAGCCTTATTAAAGCCTGTATGAATAAGTTCTACGTTATATACGTGCCCTGCCAGCTC